CCCATGTGCTCCATAATGGCAGCACGTTCAAACCATTCTTCGTACTGGCGTTCTGTCATCCGTTCAACCAGCATCATAGTGCCAGTCTTTTCTTGGTAGTGTTCTGGGTTACGTTGCACCATTGTCTTCAATCCAGTATATGGCATGATGTGCACCGTTGCTTGTTTTGCGTCTGTCAGACTTGATTGCGTGCCCTTGCTTGCGCAGTTCAGCAATGCGTGCTGCCAACCGCATGCATCCGAATCTATACAGTGCTTCGTGTGGTGTCAAGTGCAAACCACTCTGCATGAAGCGCAAGATGCGTTCGTTTTGTGTTTCGCCAGTGTTCATAGATGCTGCCTTTGTTCTTTGTAAAGAAACCAAACGACGACGAACAAAATGCTTGTTGAAAGAATTGCCATTACAGTTGCGACGTATGCGATAATCAATTGCACATATTCAGTCATGACTGTCTTCCTCACGTGCTTCTATCATGGCATCAGCTATTTGATATGACCACGCAGCAATTTCTTGCGCGGAACTAATCTCTGTATATCCGTTTGACATAGCCATTCCCGCGAACCAGTCACGGAGAGACATGCCGTGTGAGAATACAGACTGAAACTGTAAATTGCATGGGAAAGCTTGTTGCGCACCGTTGGTAACTTTATGTATATGCGCAGCCATCAAATCAAGTTCTTTTTTTGTGTCGTTCATGATCAGCACCCTCCCGCAAACAACTTAATTGCTGCTCCAATAACGATACCAAACGCTGTCAGCATTGCTAGCAAAATGAACGCACCAATGCCAATGTGTACGATATAGTCAATGTGTTGCATCTGCAACAAACGGTTTCGCGTCTTGTCCATCATCAACCCCACTGGAAAATGTAAAATGGTTCACGCATGTTTAGTGGTGGCCCATAGATAGCCCACACACGTTGCACATCACGTCGTGCTTGCTCTGCATGATACTTCGCATTGCGCTCTTGCTGTTCCAATCGTTCACGGTGTTCTGCCTCTGCACGCAATACCTCTTGTTTCAAGAATGCATCTTTGGCCTTGCGAATCTCTGCATGCATCACTCGCGCATGTGCAATCGCCATGCGTTGTACTGCGAGAAACTCCAATGGCGTGCGCACATAGAACTTCGTTGTGACATCCTTGCGTTCTCCATCCCGATGGTAGCGAAAATGAACAACAAAGTACGGATTGCAACTTGCTGACACATACAGTATGACGTTGCGTGCTGCTCTGTACTTGCCTGCTTTCAATGGCAATGCTTTCATCATAGTGCACCACCATCTGCTTTGCGCATCATGCGCTCGTGCATTTCATCTTGCAATGACGATAGGTATGCAAGAAACTGCTGTGCATCCTTAGCTGTGCACATGTCGCGCATTGCCAGCTGGCAAACCAGTGCAGCGATCATTGGCATGATGTCGTGATTTGAAAACATTTGTGTGATCGCAAGCAGCCCTTTCAAATCATTGTCTGCTTGTGCCTTGTCATAGTGCATTGTCATTCTCCACTGTTGTTGTGTGTTGCTCTTTCAAATCCCAGATGCCATGCTGTATGCAGTAGTTGTGCAGCTGCATCACGTTGCGTCGTACTTCATCTTGCATGCCTTCGTATGCATCGCATTGCACAACCTCTTGGTTGGCAATTGAATACACATTGTTGGATTCAACCCACTGGTGAATGACGAAGTAAAATGTGCTTGCTGAAAACAGCCATAGATAGCATCGCCACTGCATTGATTCTTGGTATGACTGGATCTTGCGTTCTGTGATACTGCCAAGTGTTGTCTTGAAATCAACAATCGTTGTGCCAATCACAGCATCTGCTGTACCACGCAACGCAACAATGCTTGCATCATCTTCATGCACAACACGTGCTGCTGGCATTTCAAGCAATGCATCATTGCCTATCAGTTCACAGCAGTGTTGTAGACTTTCCAGATCGTATCTGTCTGCAATGTTCTCTGGTTGTTGATTCGCATGTGTCTGTTCAATCAACTTGTGAATGGTCGTGCCAAACTCCATTGCTTCATTGGTCTCTGTTGTTCCAAGTATGGATGCAACAAGATCATCATGCGTTGTCCATTCATCGTTGCAGAACCGTCGCCACTTCTCCACTTGCGTTGCACGATAGATGTAGGTGCGCTTCATGGCTGCACCATAAACAACTGTTCTTTCTTTGCGTAGTGCCAGCCATGATACTTTGCATGCTTGCTCACCAGTGCACGCATCTGTGTCTTCACAGTCTCTGGTGCATCATGCAGATGTGCAACAAGCTCATTCAATGCTTCTGGCGTGGTGCATTCTTGCAACTGCGCACGATACTGTGCAAGCATTGCCAACACAATGTCATGTTCATCGCTCTGCTTGCCAAACGCATCAATCATGCGATCAACCAACTGTGCACCGAATTGGTTGTTGTCATCGAGATTGTCAACAACAACCACACCCAATCGTGCACTGTCTTTACCAAAATAGTCACCAGTAGGTGCAAAGCCAATGACACGCTGGCTGGCATCATTCAGATACGCAAAGCCAACGAAATCTGCTTGCTTCAACACAAGACCGTATGAACTGCCTTGGATGTCAGGACGCTTGCGAACGTTGTCACCTTCGCGTTCCTCTTTGTGGTGCGCAATCATCACCACATTCTTGCCAGCAATGTTCAGCTTTTTGAACCATGCACTGAACACTGCTTTCAACTCTCCCCAGCCTTGCATTGTCAATGTGCCTTTTGCAGTGCCCATCTTTGGATTCTGCTGGATGATGTACGTTGCCATGTAGTCAAGAGCACTGCCAACGGTGTCAATCACAATCGTGTCGTAGTCATTCAGCATCGTGTTCATCACGTCTTGCACATCCGCCCAACTGTCAACACGTACTGTCGTACCCAGAACTGATTGCATAGAACGGTGCGCACCACCATCAAAGTCAATCACAAGTGGATTGCGCATCGTGTAACACACTGATGTCTTGCCAGTACTTGGTTGTCCATAGATGAGCACATTGATTGTGCCAACTGGCACGCGTTCACCTTGCTTTGTGATGTGAATTGCCATGTTAGAAGCTCCCCAAAATGTTGACTGATGGTTTGATCTCAGGATCTGGTGACGCTGCAATTGCCCATAACGATGCAGCGCAAAGAATTGCAACGACCAGTGCTGCAAAGTATGTCATGGCTTTGTCAGTGCCTTCAATTTCAGGTGCAATGCGAAGCCCCCTCTTGCCATCTGCATCCTTGATGATGCGAATATCTACCCCGATTTTCATTGTCATATCCCTTGAATGTTGATTGCCTTGTGTTGTGCTTGATCGTACTCTTGCTTTGCTGTGTATGCTTGCACAATCAGTGTTTCAATCGCGTGCGATCGGCTGCGCAACTGCTGTTGTGCAATTTCTGTCAGCATCTGCTGTGCTTCTGGTGACAGTGTGATTGTTGTTGTGATCCGCTTTGCCATTGGCAATGCTCCGTAGATATGAATGAATAGTGTTGATGGCTGCAACATACGTTGCACCACTTGCTTCAACTCGTTTGCCTTCGTGATAGGTGTGCACGTGGTATGTCTTCATGATTGCACCGTGTCTTGAATTGGTTTGTAGGTGATGTGCTGTGCAGTTACTGCCATGACTTCTGCAATGCATGTCCAGTCACTACCAAGCCCCCAACCAGCATGCACGTCATCAACCATTTTCTTTGCTGCAACAGCTGCATCATAGTCCATGTGACTGCTGTGTGCTGGTTGATTCCATTCCCATGTTTGTGCGTTGCGTGTCAACACTTGCCAACGCTTCTGTGCAATCAGTTTCTTTGCCATGATCGTGCCCCGTGATACTTGTTGTGTGTGTTGCAGTGTAGGATGCTGCACCCCTTGTTGGTGTTGTTATGCGCAATTCTCAAATGTCATACCACCTTCTGACACAAAACGACCATGCGCCAGTTCATAACCGACACGAACGCCGTTGTTGTCATACACATATACTGGCGGTGTAGTTTGTCCGTATGTCTTGGCATTGTACAGCATTTCTTGGATCGCATCCCACAGATCCCAATTCTTTGCTGTCTCTGCTTGTGCCAGTTCTTGTTGCAGCTTTGCAACCAACTTTGCTGCCTTGTTTGCTTGTTGCTTTGTCATTATAGCGCCCCGTGATTGTGTGTGCAATTGATTACTTCACAAATATAGCACATTCATGGCGTATGTCAATACACCACGAATAAAAAAATGAAGTTTTTTTGTGCTATTTAGGGCTGATTCTGGCTAAGTGCATACAAATCAAGCACTTGCGCATACCAAGAATCTGCAACTTTTTTTGAATGCTGTGCAATCAGCATGGCACGTTGCTGCTGGATGCGTGCCCAATCATCAGAACCAATGACAGAACGTGCACCACTTGGATGCAGCACGTGTGCAGTGCCATCCAGCATCATGTTGACTTGGTACGTTTCCATCTGGCTGTTTTGTGTAGTTGGAAATACATCTGTTCTAATCCAGCAGCCAGTTGTTCGCTGTCATCGATGCCAAGTGTGTGCAGTGCAGCGTGCACAAACTCGTGCAAGAAGGTTGCAAACCGTTGTTCATCTGTGGTGCTCACATCATCAATGTGTGTTGCAATGCGAATCACGTGCTTGTCACAATCGCAATCACCATAAAGCCCGTTCAGCTTGCACTGCTTGACACGCCAACGATGTCCAGCCAGCATAAATGATGTTGGTAGTTCGTACTTCATAGCACTTCACCATTGCTTATCAACTTAGCTTCCATTTTGAACAGGCCATTTGATTGCAGATGCACGATGTTGAAGCCATGCTGCCATTCGTTCAATGGGAAATAGAACGGACGCAAGTTACACAAACAGCCAGACACCCATGAACCAATCACATCGCCCTTCAAACGTGGGCGCTGCACTGATTGTGGACGGTGCAAGTGACCAATCAATATGTTGTCCATCAATCGTTGTGACAACGTGCGTGCTGCATTCATTCCAGATGCACGCATTTCGTGCCCGTGGTAGATTGACAACTTGCCAGCTTCAATCCCACGGCGATCACCAACCCATGTGATATTGTATTTCAACAAGTCGAGTTGTTCAGCCATTGATGAACCACGCACCTTGTCACCAGCAAGCGCTTTGGGGATGAACCGTTTGTATCTTTCTTCGTGGTTGCCCTCTTGGTATATGATTTGCACATCATTACCAAAGTACGTGCGTATCTGTGACAAGATCAAACGCCCTTCATCAAGTTCATCACCAAACGAAATAGCACGGGTCTTGTCCTTGTCATGGTCGCTGATTTCGTACATGTCCATGAAGTCACCATTGATCACAAGTGTGTCAATGCCAATGCGCTTCATGTAACGCAATGCGGCTTCTGTTGCTTTCTTGTCATGTGATGGCACGTGCACGTCACTGATCACGCCAATGCATTCTGCTTTCAATACAAACGGCGCTTCAACTTCGTTGTATCCATGTGGCAAATCAAGTTCATCACTTGCTGTTGCTTCATCGTTCAATTGCAAACCACCAGTCTTGATTGTCTGCACACGCTCTTGCAACTTGTCAGCCATCTTGCGCAGTCGATATTCACGCAATGCCTCTTGCTCATCTTGCTTCAAACGGAAACGGTTGTCTTTCATCAGAGTGCCGTGTTGTTTTCAAGTGTGATGCGTGCACGGATGCCAGCACTTGCTGCATACGTCACTGCTTGATCAACTACCACGACAACATAGATGTTCGTGGCTGTTGCTGTTGTGCCCGTGCGAAGGTATCTGTTTGGATTCACTGTTGCTGTCCAGACAGTATCTGATACGCGTGTGTAGTTCGCAGTGTCAACAGCGATCGGTGCGCACATCAAGTTGACTGTGCTTGCATTGTATACTGCATTGGTTGCTGGTGCAGTTGGTGCGGTGTCTGTGTAAACATACACCAGCATCTTTGCTTTCTTGATGTTGGCACTGCTGCTTGCGGTTTCTTCAATTTCAATCTGGCGCAATGTCAGATGCTGGTTGGTAGTGGATGCAACAGATGGGAATGTCAATACTTGTGCATAAAAACCATAATACTGCAACAGTGCGCTTGTTGATACTGCATCAAATGCAACCCAGCCTGATGCGCTTGGTGCAGTGGTGATTGTCTGTGCAGTTGGTGTCTGTGGTAGGCAAGACATGTTCGTTGTTCCGTGTTAGTTGTTCCAAAGATAAGAGTTGCCAGTTGCTGGCGTTGTCACAAGGTCGCCATTTCCGTCTGTGTTGTATTCACATCGCGTGCGTGCAAGTATCACACGACCGTACACCGATTGTGGGTATGTCAATGTCTGGTCACCAGTCGAGCCAGCAGCAATGAACGTCTGGACTGTCAATTCATCACCAGCTGACAAGGGCACAAGATCAGTGCCTGACAGTTTTGCATCTTGAATTGGGTTTTCGCCAGCATACCCACGGTCGATGCTGTCAAGAATCGACCATTGAACGCCATTGACAAACGTTGCCATG